ATAAAAACTTAGATATCCTGATTAACTTACTTTTAATTAATTATTTAAAATCTAAACACTAGCCAGTTTTTTATTACGTTTGATAAGTTTTAAAGCCTCTGCACTTGCTGTATTTTTTTCTTGCATCCCGTGCAATAAGAGAGCGAAAGCTTTATTCCCAAAACAAAGAGAGTCATCTTTATCTATTTTTAAACCAAGTTTTATTGCCTCATCCTCACTGAATACAACTTTAGAATATTTTGTAAAATAACCCTGATCTATCAAGTAATCAAATCTTGACCCGTAACTGGCTACCATATAAAAATTATTAGACAGTAATACTTCCAAGAAAAAGTTAAGTGATTTACTATAGCAATAAAATTTAAGATCTTTATTCAACTTAGCTACATTTAACCAGGCCTTAAGATAGATAATATTAAAAAAGTCACCCGACTCATGTATTCTAACTTTAGTTATATTTTTTCTATTACTTTGAATAGATTTATTAATTAAATCAGTTAATCCTTTTAAATCTTTTTTAATAACATAACTATTAATTAAATCATAGTTATATTTTCTACTTTTAAAAACGTTAGGATAACGTAATTCTTCACTTGCTGCAAAGCAAGTAAATAAACTCTCATTACCTCTATTTAATACTCTCTTATCATCTTTCAAAGTAACCCAAGCCTTGCAACTATTAGCACCCGGACAAGTGATCCCGGCCGGGAGACTAAATATTAAAGTATCTTTCGATAACTTTTTATTACCTTTAGACATTTTTAAAATCATTTTTTTAATTAAATAAGTGTTTACGGCCTTTAATAAGCCTTTAAAGTTGAAACTAATAAAATAGTTTCATACAAGGTTATTTAATAACCCTTTAAGTAACTATCATTTTTAATTTATATAACTTGCTAATTCTCGAATAGGATGTATTTCAAAATTATTTTCTACAACATAAGCTAACCCCTTATTATATTTTTCTTTATATGATTTTAAGAATAAAATCATATCAACATCCTCTTCTAAATAGATTAATTTTTTAATTGAATCTATATATGAAAAATTAGAAATCTTAGCTTGAATCCCTAAATCAATTAAATCTTCAAAACTAACCTCTAACCATCCATGAACACTATCTTCATATTTAGTGAATACTTTATTTAAATCCATTTTAATTAACCCCCGGGACTCCTAACTTTTTACATGATTTTTCTGTTATATCTTCAATATCAATAAATTCTACATAATTCTTTTTTATATCATTCTTAATTACAAAACCGTATAAATCTTTTAAGTTCTTTTCAATCTCCTTTTCATCATTGCCTATATAATCATATTCATCAATCCCTAGATAAGGATGAGTGAAATAGTGATCTTCACTATCTAGAATTTCATACCAACTCCCGAAAGTAAAAACCCTTATATATTTTGTTGGGTTAATTTCTTGACTTGGTAAAATACAATCAATTGGAACTTCCATACTTTCCAATAGATCATAATTTTCTTTTATAAACGGAACGTCAACATAATGTTCTTTCCATTCTTCAAAACTTACTTTTTTCATTTGTTTAATTAAATTAATTTGAATTTAAAACTATTTATAAAAAATAGTTTTTTATAATCTCGATTAATTCGAGACTATAAGAAACTATTATTTTATTTATGTAAATAATAATTTTTATCTAAATCTAATTTATTAAAATCTTTTTTAATGTCATCACTAAGCATTAAATCAATACCAATAAATGATTTATTTTTTTTATACCAACTAACAACTTTTAAAAGTTGCTCTTTAAACTCTTTTTCATCATCACATTTTATAACTGTTAAATCACCCTCGCAATAAGTAATTAATTCCCGGGTTTTAAAATTAACCCAATTTCCAAAATAACTTGCATCTTCTGTTGTATCTATTTGAGCAAATCCTTTTTTAAAACTACAAATATCATAATCAAATATGTATCTGTCAGAATTGTAAAATGTTTTTTGAGTTTTCATTTGTTTAATTAAATAATTTTGAATAAAAAAAAACTAACTCAATTAAGAGTTAGTTATCGTTGGTTTATCTGTAATAGGTTTATTTATTAACTCTTCTTTTAACTGTTTTTCTTTTTTTAATTCTTCAACAGATACAATGTTTATATCTTGTTTAGTTATATACAATAACTTATCTAATAAAGCATCATATTCTTTTTTATTATAGTCATACATACAATCAGTCAAAAACTTAACTGCTATCGTGTTGTACTCTTTCGAGGTTAAAAAGTTTTGATTGTCCATAGTTTAATTAGTTTTTTTTGTTAATAAATCACAAGCTAATTGAATACCATTTTGACAGTCGATAACTTGAGATTTTAATAAAGAGTGATCTAAGGAAAAATAAAAAATAAACCCTAGAGAAAGAAATAAAAAGCCGTTTTTAATCATAGGTTAATTAAATTAGTTTGATAATTTTTTTATTCTTAGTTTTATTAGTTCTAAGAATATATATTCTCCCGGGTGTTCAATAAATAAAGGATTAGATAATGAAAGAATTAGAAGAATATTTAAGAAGTACTAAAACTAGTATCTTCATTATTAATATTAACATAAATTGATAGTAATGTATATACAAATATGTCTTTATCTGTTAATATATTTATAGTTAATAAATTAATTATGTTTATCAACAAAAACTTTAGTGATGATTGTAGATCCATGAGTATTGAAACTCTAGATACTGAACTTGATGATGTTTTTGAAATACAAGATTATCAAGTAAGAGAGTTAAGGCTACAAGGCTACCTAAGAGGTTTAAAAGATAAAGATATATATTTCTATCCAAACTTAGATAAGGTAGCTTATACGTACGTCTGCGAGCTATAAAAATTTAATTCTTTATGAGATCCCGGGACAACCCGGGGGCATGGTTGCAAGTTTTTTCGCTTGCTATACACACACGAGGAACTTAAATATATTCTGAGAATGTTTATTGCTTTGGTTCTATACGAATAGCTAATTCTGGAGCTTGTATGTTAACAGTTTCAACGGATTCACCTACAACTTTGCCTAAACTATCGAGGATTTGAGCAGCTGTTTGAAGTTGACCTTTTGCTATGGCTTTGTTGAAAAGACGCATACGCATTGCTTGAAGACGAGGAATCATTTTATCTCTTTCTTTAAGCCAATCTTCATCATTCCACTCTTTAACTTTTTTCCAATCAGCCCAACCTGTGGGTTCTGAAATATTTTCTCTTTTAGAATGTTCTATGACTAGTTGACGAGTAGTTTTACCTTCTAGCTGACGAGAGTATAGACGTTGACAACGAGCTTCTATAACAGCTCTTGAGTTAGAACCACCTGTGTACTTTTGTACTCTGGGTTTACGTTGAGGAGCTGGAAGGTCGTAATTTAGGTTGTTAATGAAAGATTCAGCCACGGACTTAGTCTTTAAGGAGTTAATAATCGAATAATAACCTAAAAAACGTGAAATAGGCTATAAAGGGGGGGTAAGATTGTAAAAAAAAGGGTTTATGAGCTTGAATGAGGTAAGTTTACGATATGCACAAGGGGAGGTGTTCAATAGTGATAAAAGATTTAGGTTATTGGTTGCTGGAAGAAGGTTTGGAAAGAGCTATTTAAGTTGTATTGAACTGTTAAGAGGTGCGATTAGCAGACCTGGAGAGGTTTATTTCTATTGTGCTCCTACTTATAGGATGGCAAAGGATATTGCGTGGAAGGAACTGAAGAGATTAGTGCCTAAGACTTGGATTCAGAGCAAAAATGAAACGGATTTAAGACTAGATTTAATAAATGGATCAAGTATTGAGTTGAAGGGAACTGAGAATGCTATGGCATTGAGGGGTAGAAGTTTAGCAGGAGTTGTATTAGATGAAGCAGCATTTATGGAAAGAGATGTATGGGCGGAAGTTATTAGACCTGCATTGGCGGATAAACAAGGTTGGGCTTTGTTTATCAGTACACCTGATGGTACTGCGAGTTGGTTTTATGATATGTGGTGTTTTTGTGGTGAACAGGAGTGGGATGATTGGCAGAGGTGGAGCTTTACTACGATTGAAGGGGGTAATGTTAAAAAAGAGGAAGTGGAGGCAGCTAAAAGCCAGTTAGACCCACGCACGTTTAGGCAGGAATTTGAAGCTAGTTTTGAAAATCTTACTGGTCTTGTTGCTGTTAGCTTTTCTGATGACAATATTGATAAAGAAGTGGAAGATTTACATATGCTTCCCTTGTTATTGGGATTGGATTTTAACGTTGATCCTATGGCTGGAATCTGTGCTGTGAAGCATAATAATACACTATATGTTTTTGATGAGATCATGCTGACAGGAGGTGCTACCACTTGGGATTTTACGGAAGAGGTTGTGAGGAGGTATGGGGTGGATAGAAGAATTATTGCCTGTCCTGACCCTACTGGTAGTGCAAGAAAAACAAGTGGGGTTGGAGTAACGGATCATAATATCCTTAGACGTAGTGGTTTTACTGTTATGAGTCCTAAATCTCCTTGGAAGATCAGAGATAAGATTACTTCTGTTAATACTGCCTTGCTTGATGCAAATGGAGAAAGAAGAACATTTATTCACCCAAGATGTAAAGAATTGATAAAAGCACTAAGAACTCTTACATATGCACCAAATACAGGGTTGCCTAACAAGAATTTAGGTGTAGATCATGCTTTTGACGCTTTTGGATATTTATGTTTGCAGCAATTTAACCTTGCCAAACCAGAGACATTGGGTCAAACTTCGTTTAGAATATATTAAGAAGCCTAATTCTTATCATGCCTTATCACACTGGAATGAAGAAAAAGAAGAAGAAAAAGAAAGGAGGTAAGAAACGTAGTGAATGTTCCTGTAAATAAAGCTCTTTACGCTAGAGTAAAGGCTGAAGCCAAGCGTAAGTTTAAGGTATATCCTAGTGCTTATGCTAATGCGTGGCTTGTACGAGAGTACAAAAAACGTGGTGGTACTTACCGAGTGGAAAAAAAACGTGCCAAAAAGTAGCCCAAATCCTAGAGCAAAAGGTGGTTTGACCCGTTGGTTTGCTGAAAATTGGGTTGATGTTAAAACTGGTAAGCCTTGTGGTCGTTCAAAAGGCGAAAAACGAGGTTATCCAGCCTGTAGACCTAGTAAACGTATCTCAAGTAAGACACCTAAGACAGTAGGAGAAATGACAGCTAGTGAAAAAGCACGTTTTAAACGTGAAAAAACTAGCAGTAAGAAGATAACATATCAACATAGACGTAAAAA